ATTTGACCAATCGCGCAGTTGACAGAGTAAGACTGCATGTAGCCCTCCGTAAAAATAAATTTTTTACCTCCGTGATTAACTACTCCGCTAAAAGGAAAATCTCCAGTGAATCCATACATCATCTCCGTAGACAAGGTCGGCGCAGATGGAGACAAGGTATGAGTCAGCATTGTATTTACGTCGATAACGGCTTGCTGAGGGCCTTGGGGGGCATATTTTACATCATTTACTCCCAAATTATTCAAAAATTGAGCGGTAGAAGCATAGTTAGCCGAGATAGACTGGATTCCTTGAATTCCGCTACCGTTTATCGTAAGGCTTTCTGCCTCCCTTGTTATTCTTCCTAACATTACCTTATCTTTATTTTACACTCTTTTTTAAGTGTAATATAATAAATAAAGGCTTAAGGTAAAAAATGGCTAACAGTATCTACAATGTACCACTTCACGATGCAAGTAAGACCTATTCTAAGAACGATATAGTTTTTACTAGGCATAATATTGGGGACTCAGGAATTCCTCGTGAACTAAAGTATTACTACGCCTTGGCAGATGTGCCCACCAGCACAGCAATTACTTCCTCTGCTTACTGGGGCGGATACATTGATGTTAAGGGAGGAGATAAACCGTATTTCCTATGGACTCCTGCCTACAACCTCAATGTCAACCACCAACCCAGAGCGAACGTCGTCGCTTTCGGCAACGGCTACGAACAAAGGACGACTGACGGAATATTTAACAGTTTAATAAAATTGGATGTCTCTTTTGACATGAGGAATCAAGCCGAGGCTAGAGCTATCATACACTTCTTGAAAACCCGGAGAGGAGTTGAAAGTTTTGTAGTTAAAAATCTTCCACCGATATATGCAGATTCAAATTATAATAAAAGGTTTTACTGCTCTAATTTCAATTCAAACTTCACCTTTCATGACAACTATACCATGAAAGCAACCTTTATAGAAACAAATCATTAAAAATGTCCAATATAGGAATAGGAAACATACCTTACGACGACGAAAAGCGCGCTAAATCGTCGATCAAGTCTTTAAATTTTGAATTATCAAATTTAAGTCCTTCTTATTTACTATCTTTATTCGAAATAGACTTGAACCATTTAATAAAGAATAGTGGTATAAACCTACAAAACCAAGCATCACAAATAGGAATAGGAACAACTGGAAGTGTTAGTACAAATGTAAATGACGGGGTACTTCGTTTCCATAATAATGTAAAAGCTTTAAATTCTTTTATTATTTGGAGAGGTAAAACTTATTACCCAGCACCGATATCTGCGGAAGGATTTGAGTCGACAACTAAAGGAACTTTACCTCAACCGATCCTAACGATTGCTAGCCAATCAGAAACGGGCACCGATCAACTAGCTTTATTAAAACACCAAATCAGAGAATTTGGAGACATCATCGGGTGCAAAGTGACAAGGAGAAGAACTTTTGCAAAATATTTAGATAGAAGTAATTTTGCCTACAAAGCGAGCTTATCAGAAAAAGCGCAGCAACTTCCCCAAGGGTATGAACCTGATCCTTACGCACAATTACCTGAAGACGTTTACTTTATAGAAAGAAAGCAAACGGAAAATAAAAGCGTACTCACATATCAGCTGTCTTCTGTTTTGGACACAGAAGGAACCAAGCTCCCTAAACGAGTTATTGTTTCTGACAAATGCGTTTGGCAGTATAGAGGAATAGGATGCTGGTATCAACACGCCGATGACGATGAAAAAAATAAAAACTATAGCGACGATAAGTTCCCTCCAATACTCAAAAAGGCAGAAATATCCAAATTAGGAAACGCACCAGCAGGATCTTACGGACTTCCTTCACGCGCTCCCGTTATAGCCAACGATAAAGATGAGCTAATAGCCCCTTTAGTTGGCGGCAACCTTACTCCCACAGGCCCATGGAGCCCAAGCGCAACATACTCAAAAGGGGATGTAGTTTACATAATAGACGAAAGCAAAGACAACATTAAGTATTATTTTGCTTGCAAGAAGAATATAACTGAATCAGAGATAGGCAGCTCCTCTGTGCCTCCTAATTCAGAGTATTGGATAGCTGATGAATGTTCAAAATCTTTGACAGGGTGCAGGTTAAGATGGGGCTCATCAAAAGGGGCCGTGGACGCTACAGGTTGCTCTATAAAAAAAGGGGAGTTACCTTTCGGAGGTTTTCCTGCCGCTCGTAAAATACAAAATAGCTAAACAAAGATGATCTTAAACGAACAGATAAAATCATCAATAAAACAACACGCTCTCAAAGAAAGCCCGAGAGAGTGCTGCGGGCTACTGTTAAAATCGACCGAAGGTCTCGGCGTACAGGCCTGCAGGAATTTATCAGAAAAGCCAGACAAACATTTTTCTATTTCAGCGAAAGATTATTTAAGGGCATCTATGAGAGGGAGCGTTAAAGGGGTATATCATTCCCATATTTCTAACAACGATAAATTCTCTCCTAATGATATTTTGCATAGCAGGGCGCATAAAGTGCCCTTCGTTCTTTATTGCCAAGGCAAAGACTCCTTTTCAACCTTCGACCCGGAAAGAAGCAAAACTTTTTTATACGATCGAATTTTCAAGATAGGCGAAAGTGATTGTTATACTTTTGTAAAAGAGTATTACTCAGACTTAGGAATAAAGCTCCATGGCTACAATAATTTGGGTAATGACTGGCACAAGAAAAATCCTAACTTAATTCAAGACTTATTTGATTTAAATTATAACGACCCCGATTTACCAATATTCGAACTTGACGCTAAATCAGAAGTTAAAAAACACGATGTTTTAGTTTTCGAGTTTATAAAAGGAGCAGGGGCAAATCACGTAGCAGTGTATTTAGGCGATGGCGAAATAATGCATCACCCTAGAAATAAATACCTTTGTATAGAACCTTTGGGCCGGGTTTTAAAAAATAAAATGATAAAGATATATCGACATGAGCAATTTAGTTAATGTTAAAATACATGGAGTTCTAGCTGATCAGCTCGGAAGATCTGAATGGAGGTTAGCTGTCAATAGCGTTGTAGAAGCTGTGAGGGCCATAGAATGCAATAGTCAAAAATTGTACAAACAGCTCATGGAGAACGATAAAAAGAATATAAAGTATCGGATTCTTATCAACGAAAAAGATTTTTTAATGGAGGAGGGCAAAGACCCTGAATTACTAGACGATATATTTGAATCAGAGCTAGTTTTAGAAAAAAACAATTTAAAAAGTATAGATATAGTTCCAGTTATAGAAGGGTCTGATGATATTATGTCTATTATAACTATAGTTGTGGGAATAGCTTTAATAGCTACCGGTATGGGAGCAGGATTAGGTATGGGTATAGCTATAAAATCGGCAGGCATGAAGGCCGCATTTGTACTGGGAGGCATTGGCCTTGTAGCTGCTGGCGTTACAAACCTACTAACTCCCATGCCTAAATTTGGCGACTTTAGAGAAATAGAAGGCGGCGGATCGCGATCTTATATATTTAACGGACCAGAAAACACGATAAGAGAAGGTGGTCCTGTTTTCGTCGGCTACGGCAGATTATTAATAGGAAGCCACGTTATTCAATCTGCTTTGGACACTGTTGACACAGACGCCGAAGTAATACCTAAAGATACTTGGGGAGAGACTAAATACGGCTTACTTTACAATATACCTAATGCGGGCGGCTTATTGGAAGCTAGAACACAAACATGGAATGAATAATGGGTAAAAAGAAAAAACAAAAACAAGCACGGCCAGTAGTTACAGATGTATCAGCTGTTAAAAATGCAGCAGGCGAATACGTCGTATCTCGTTCTTTTTCTGAAGTTGTCGATCTACTTAGCGAGGGAGTTATAGAGGGGCTTACTTCTGGTGATTATGCATACGTAAGTAAAGAAAACCAGACAGGATATCAATCAGTAGATTTCTCTTCATGGTCGGCAACAGGAAGCAGTACACAGCCAAACAAAGAACTAGGCTTCCTTCAATCTATTTACTGGAATCAAATCCCGGTTGTTGATAAAGATGGTTTTTATAATTTTCCATCAGTTAATGTAGAGACAACTAAAGGACTACCTGAAGGCGCAATACCAAACTTTAACTCACTAATGAATTCTTACGCTGGATTCAATCCGGCTGAAGACATTCTCGACCTTTCCGTAAACAGGCCAATAGGAGAAAGACTCTATGGCCCTGAAATAAAAGCAGGGGAAGATGCTCCTACTGACAAAATTTCTGCTCAATTAAAACCCGGGGTTAAAATAGATAAGTATGCTAAAACTTATACGGTATTAAATAAAGAGCTCCAAAAAATAGCCGTTAATATAAAAGTTAACTCCCTTTTCGAATCCGTCCAAGCAGGGCCAAAAACTTATAAAAAATCTAGTCATTTAGCTAAATGTAACAGCGCTTCAACTGGATACGGAGACCAAAAAGCGAGAACTATTGAATATAATGTATATTACAGGCCCATGTTTGACCAAAGATTTGCTTCAGCAAACCAAGAAGATAAAACAAATATTGAGGCAAGTTCAAAATGGTTAGGTCCAATAAAAGAAACCGTTACGGGTAAAATAGATCAACCATATATTAGATCAACCATAATAAACCTTTCTGATTTTGAGTTCTCTGACTCTGCGGGCTTTGAGGGATGGGAGGTCAGAATCGTAAGACTAACTCCCGAGCCTTTAACTTCTTTTTATCGAGCGATTAGTTTCGTTGACGGGTTTGTGGAAATATACGGAACTAAATTAAGGTATCCGTATAGCTCAATGACTTACTCTCAGTTTGACGCTAGGAACTTTTCTCGAGTTCCTTCTCGCGCCTATGACACAAAATTAATTAAAGTTAAGGTACCAAATAACTATAATCCACTTTTAAAAACTTATGGAAACAGTAGCGCTACTGCTACTGATTTTACCAACCCTATAGGCATCGCAGAAGGAGCGAGAACAAATTCGACTTATGCCGCGGATAATCAATACGAAGGAAAATGGAGCAAAGCAAGCGCTACTCCTATTATAGAATGGGATGGAGGCTTCGCGACTGTAGGAGGTGTTGCCACAGCTGAACCCTTAAAAGCTTGGACAGATAATCCAGCTTGGTGCTTTTATGATTTATTAACTAATCCTCGATACGGACTAGGAGAACACATAAAAGAAACTCAAATAGACAAATGGTCTCTTTATGAAATTGCTAAATACTGCGATGAGCTTGTCCCAGATACATATGGCAGTCTAGAACCAAGATTCACTATAAACTATTTGATAACTTCAAGGGAAGAAGCTTTTAAAGTTCTAAATGATCTTACTTCTATTTTTAGGGGTATAGCTTACTATTCAAACGGAAGTATTTTCGCCGTTCAAGATAGATATAAATCTGCAGTTTATCAATTCAATAACTCAAACGTTATCGATGGAGACTTTTCTTATTCTAGCTCTTCTAAAAGGGCTAGACATAGCGTTGCAATAGTAAGATATAATGACAAAAAGAATTTATTTCAACCTGCTATTGAATACGTAGAAGACGAAGAATCTG